ACGCATTGCTTTGGAAATGATAATTGCTTTATCCGTAGCGTAACCATCCTTACCATAATCAGCTTCCATCTCCTTTTCAGTTGATGCTGCTGCTACTGAATCCACAACGATTGTTACATACTTATCCTTTGAGTTAGTTCTCACTTTCTCAATAATAGTTTCGGTATATTCAAAACATTGTTCAACAGTCTCAGCTGCTACATAAAGTAATTTGGTTGTATCTACTCCAATGGCTTCTAAGAATTCTCTACTTACGGCGTTTTCAGTATCAATCAACACAGCTATACCACCTAACTTTTGTGTTTCGGCAAGTAAGTGAGCTGATAGTAATGATTTACCACTTTGTTCCAAACCTGTCACTTCGGTAATTCTACCAACAGGCAAACCACCATACGGGCGATTTGAGATAGCCACATCTAACATTGATGCTCCGGTTGAAATCCATCCCTCTACATTAGTGGGAGCCTCATCCGAGTCCAAAAAGAATGCTACCTTTTGGTCTTTTGATTGTTTGTTTAGTGACTCAGCAAGCACTGCTGCTAAGTCCACTTCCTTAGTTGCTTTAGCCATATATTAACTTATTTTATGAATTGAAAAGGTCATCAAATGCTGCTGCCACATCATCTAATTTCTTAGCTGGTGCTGCGGCTGGCTTTGATGGAATTGTATCGAATGGTGCTTCATCATCGTTAGCAGTTGAAGATAAAGTTTCAGCTGATGCTGATTTTTCATCTTCAGAAGTTGCTGATGGATTCAACCAACCTTCTAATACATTTTTCAATTCTGCATAAGTTAATTCTGAATAAAGTTCAGTAATTTCTTTTTGAGAAGATAAGTACTTATCCGTTTCTTCTTTTGAAGTTGCCAATGGAGTTTCCTTTGGTTTAACACGGATTGTTGTTACAGGGTAAGATGTACCACTGTCTTCAGCTGATACTACTTCAACAGTAATATCTCTACCTTCATTTGGGTCAGTAATATCACCATAATCAGGATCTGCCATATAACCAAGAATTTCTTGATATACAGTTTTTCCAAAGCCCCAGAATCTTACGCCTTCACCTTCTTCACCTCTTACCAATACTGGTACAAAAGTTCTAAGTTTCGGCTCCATTTTCTTAGCAGCTTTCCAATCTTCCTTATCACCCATTCTTTTAAGTTTATCAGCAAACTCAACGATTGGGTCAGGTCTACCGAATGACATCGGAGATAGATAAGTTTTGTTGTTAATGTTGTAGTGAAAGTACAATTCAATGAAAGGATTCTCTTTATTGAATTTGTAAGGGACTAAACGAATAGTGTGTTTGCCCGGTGCTGGTTTCCAAAGTTCTACAGTTGTTCTTTGGGTGTTTTGCAGTTTGTTAAGTCTGCTCTTAATTGCGTCTAAATTAATAGCCATGTCTTTTAAGTTTTAAGAGTTTAAGTTTTAAAACGTTTATGTTTTAAGGTTGGATTATAGTGTCTTTCCTACACTTCCGTTACACATATAAATATAAAGGAGATACAAATATACGAAGAATTCCTGATATTTCCAAATCTTTTTTCTACTATATTTTTATGGTAAAAGATGTAACAAATATAGTAAAAATTTGTTACAATACCAAATAAAAAAGGGAGTATTTTTTACTCCCTTTTTTTATGCCAATAAATGATAATATTCTTTAAAGTGTTTGATTCTGTCCGGTAATCCAATTGTTCCTCCGTTTACTCTTTTAGTAATCTTTGTTACAACTGTATCACTAGCTCCCTCATCTGCCATCTTATGTAATCCGTTTTTAGAGAAGAACCAAGCTGCTGATAATAATGCGTACTTAGATGCTACTACATCAGGATTAGAAGGAATATCTTCTCCGATTGATTTACCAAATGCAGTATAGTTTTCCTTACCTGTTAATTGGATATATCCTCTACCTCTGAATTTGTAGCCTTCACCACTGGCTTCATCGCCATTACCCATACGAGATGCATATACTTTGTTTGCAATCTTTTGTGGGTTTCTTTGATATGCATTTGCAATTGCTTCAGTTGGGAAATACTTTTTGAATATACCCATTAGTCCTTTCGCAGAATAATTTAAGTTCTCTTGCGTTGCTTTGAATCCACCACTCTCATGTCCACATTGTGCTAAGAAGTGTGCTAATCTTAATGGAGTGTTAATTTGGAATTTAGCTGCGGTATCGGGAATCATTGCGATTACTGCATCAGGAATATGTCCTTTTAACTTATCCAATTTCAATCCACCTACCGGTACTATTGGTTGAACTGGTGCTGGTGGTGGAGTTCCCTCTCCCATAATTTTAGCCCAAGTTGCATCACCTACAATACCATCGGCAGGAAGTCCGTGCTTTGCTTGGAATTCTTTTACTGCCTGTTCCGTTTTAGGTCCAAAGTTAGTAACTGCTGGAGATATACCTAATTTCTCCTGCATCAATTTTACGTTTTCGTTATTATCACCTTTTTTTAATAACATAGCTTTAATATTTTTTAATTTCTTTGTACATTATAACTTGTTTAGGTTTTATAACTATTTCATTCCATAGGGATGTCTTATTATCTCTACAATCTTCCACATTTCTGCAAAGATTACTTTCATTATCAGGATATGATAATCTGAACATATTAACAGCTTTATGTCCTCTATCAGTTGCGAATGTTTTTGCATCTGATTTGAATGCTGCTACCAATGTTCCACTTAATTTTACTAATATATTACTTTCCGGTCTGAAAAATTCTTTAGCTTGTGTTGTAAATCCAGATATAGAAAATCCATATCCATTTTGTACACTATCAATTAAGTTTATTAATCCCTCTTTTGATGTCCAATGTAATACTGTCATTTCTTCATCAACAGTTCCATAGGTATCCATAGTAAATTGTACATCCATTAATAGATATGGTTCTATCGCTCCTCTAGAATAAAAGAAAGCAATCTTATCATTATCTATATTGATTATATAATCTTTATAATCTTTTTTTAAAGACCATACTTTATGATTTACAAAATCTTCTATAAAATCCAATACCTTCTTTCTTGTCAAATCGGGAAATTGTTCGGTTTCAATAAATAATTGATACGAAAAGTATTTGTTAATTAAATCTATTAATTGTGGACTATAATCAATTGTACCACCTCTAGTATCAAATCCGTTTTTTTGTAGGGCTAGAAATTCTTTACAAATGGATTCCCATTCGGATATTGTGTGAAATGAGCTTTCCGGTTTAAAATACCCTCTAACCTTATACATAGTAATTATAAATATTACTGCTGTTTATTTTCACCCTCACCGAAGTCAATTACTTCAAAAACTCTTGTCTGAATTTTCTTAGTTCCTTCGGCATTTGTTAATATGATTGAATTCTTAAATTTCTGCCAATTGATGACAAATGAATTATCTAACACGCCACCATTTTCTTCTTTTACCAATTCGTTTAGGGCGTTGATAGTATATAATGTATTAGATTCTTTCTTTCTATGTATTAAAATAGTGTTTTCCAACGGGGTATCGGGTTGGAAAGCTGTATCAATATTGTACGTGATGAATAACTCATCTAAATTCGCCTTATTTTGGAGAATATAAATGTAATTATAAACAATGTGGTAAGTTTCTCTAATTAATTGTAATGTATTTTGTAACTCACCTTTTGTTGTAAACGTACATAATAACTGTGTTTTCATCCTCTTTTTCCTTTTTCTTTTATATCATCTATAAATATGAAAAAACGGATGAAAGGATATTTTCAGTTATTTTGATTTTAATAAATTCTTTGGTGGCTCGGATTCAATATGCGATGGATTCTGATTTGTTGGTGCTCCAGTCACACATCCCGTCTTTTCATCTACAGCTGTACCAAATCCTGGGTTGTGGTGTGGATTCATATAACAAGGTTTATTTACACCATCTGCTATATCATCGGTAATTCTAGTTGCAACACCATCTTTATTTTGAGAAACTTCTTCATTAAAATTACTAAATCTAGTATATGCTACATCTTTATTATTAATAACGGCTGTAAGGTGCATCATAGTATGGTGTAACACGGTTGCTTTTTCAAAATTAGCTCTATTAGCCCCTTTACATCTAGCTATATCTTTTAATCCACCTTTTAATGTATTTGCCGCTTGACCTTGTCCAATTTTTTTAATTAATTCCGCATCTTGCTTTGTAATAATTCCCGATTTTATAGCGTAAGCCATAGCTTCGTTTATTTTTTTATCTGCGGCTTTTATATCAGAATCTTTAATGTTTAATTGATTATTTTTATCTTTTGGATACGCCAAAGAATAAACATCTTGCATACCCAACAAAACATCTTTAGTTTTAGGATTTCTATATTCAGTTTGTGTTATTTTTGAATAGTTGGCAGAACCACCACCACCTTTGTATTTAACACTCAGCCCACCAACATACGTTACGGTTACAGCATAGAATTGAAGATTTTCAGCTATTGATTCTTCTACTGTTTGTCCCTTCTTAGGCTTAACACTAAATTCATCCGGCATTACTATAATATCAGCTGTTTGGAAGTTTTCAGATGCTGGGAAATAAACTTGTTTACCCTCTGCTAAGAATTGTAATCCGGCTTTCATTTCTGCAAAATCTGCCACAGAATCTTTAAAATCAGGCGCATTTGCCATATCTAAAAGTAATTGGTCTAAAGAT